ATCAGAAGCACCGATACCACCATCTGGGATTATTTGGGCCATACCAAGTCCAGTAACACCAACGTCAGTGTAAGTTCTTTCGTTGTTGTCAACCTTGTACATGAAATCCAAGTATTCACTGCGAACAGTTGGAGAACATTTTGGAGCAATGTGTTTTAACACATTATTTACTATGACCGCATAATCATTAATTGTTCCTGTCATATAATTATTTTTAGTTTAATTGATTATAAAGTCACAAACTTACCGATGATAAGTTTGTCAGTATTTTCTCCGTACGGTTCGACTTGCTGTACGATACCAGTTGCACTGGTTGTTCCTGTGTTGTTTACTTCTGTTGCGTTAGTAAGAACCATAGCTTGCCCATTGTGAGTAGCGTCAGAGTTGTTAGTAACTGGGAATAAAAAAGTATCCTCGTCTGAAGGCTTGATAATTAAAACACGAGTTAATGCGTCTGCTACTGAAATTGTTTGGTTACAAACACCTAACAAATCAGCTACGACTGTACCACTATCTGCATCAACAGCAAGACCAGCTGTTTGAGCTAGGATGTTTCCTAGTGTCATAACTGTTCCTGTTGCTTTGTTTTCCTCACGTAATTCTCGTGTGTTTTTTATGGTTGCCTGTTTTATTGTTGCCATAAAATTGTTTTTAGATTAATAATAATTTAATCCGAAATAAGTTCAATGGCTTTTTCTTCTGACATTCCAGTTGCAATAAGTTCATCTAAGTCCTTACGCTTTTCTGGAGAGACATCAGTTTTTGCTATGGTTCCACCTGGGAACTGCATTGCATTAACTTTCTCCTGAACGTTTGCACCTTTTAATACTCTTTCTTGAATAGTTTCTGAAGGCTTAAACATGCTTTCACGTGCAAGTTCTAAAACTGTCATTAAATCCTTACCACCTTTGTTTTGCCAAGAGTAGTTAGAATCAACGAAGTCAAAGAATACCTCGCGAGTGTCTTCATCTTTAAGTTCTTCATGTCTTCCAACGAAATTATCTAAAGTATTTGTAACATCTGCAGCTAAGCGTTCTTGTTGGACTATTTCTTTTATGTCCTCTTTAGTTGCTCCGCCTAGTTCTGTTAAACGTTTTTTGTCAGCCGTTAAAGCTTCATCTTCTGCTTCTTCCGGTTTTGGTTTTTCATCCACTGTTTTTTGATTTAGTGGATTTACAAACCTATCAGTTCCATTAAGAGTTTTAATTTGACTTTTTGTCGTCTTAATTTCTTCTGATATTTCGTCACGTTGAACAGGAGTTTTAGCAAGTTTTCGTTTCTTGACTAAGTCCAGAAGCTCGATTCGCTTTTCAAATGACTCGTCAGATTCAAATTTGCCTTTATTAGGAATACGAAATTCGTATGCCTCTGGTTTAACCTCTTCAGGTTTAACCTCTTCTGATTTCACCTCTTCTGGTTTAACCTCTTCAGGTTTAACCTCTTCAGGTTTATCTTCAGTGACAGGAGGGGTGCTGGCATCCTCCGGCTTTGGAGCTTCAGGAGTCTCCTCCTTAACCTCTTCAGTCTTGACTTCCTCTTTAATTGGAGCAAGTTCATTTCCAGCTTTAACAGATTCTATTGAATTTTCTAAAATTTTATCAAGTTCAGCATCCTCGTTAGTTTCTGTTTTTATAGTTTCATTTTTTTATATTATCCATATTTTTTATCCTTTCGTATCGTGAAAGGTGCCGATGGTTAATTTTATTATATAACTTTTATAAAGTAATTGCAATTTATCTATCAGTATATTTAAAAAATTTATTTGTTTTTTCTAATTTTTGTCTCATTGTATCCATATTTACCGAACCTTCTTTTAAGAAAGATATTGCATGTTTTTGAAAATCACCTTCAAGAGAATCATTGAAATCACCGATTGTTGTTGAATACTTAATAGGTGCAATAACAATATAAACCTCTTTATCTAACTGTCTATAAAACAAAATATTGTCTTCTGTTTTAAAAACCTTATTAAATACTTCCAGTAAATCCTCTCTATCAACTGGTTTTCCACAAGTACCCGCAAAACCAGGTGGTACTATTCCTTTATAAAAATAATCTGATGTTGGAACTTCCTCTCCCAGAGTATTTTTTAAAATTGGCTTTTTAACTTCTTTTGTAGATTCTTCCTTAGCTTTTGCGTTAGCTTCTTTTAAAGCTTTTTCATCAGCATCTTTAATAGCTTTAGCATCAGCTTTAATTTTAGCGTCTGCTTTGGCTACTTTTTTAGCTTCTTCTTTAATTTTAGCATCAGCTACTTTTTTAGCTTCTGCATCAATTACTTTTTGTTCTTCTGGTGTTTTTTGTGTATTATCCATATGTTTATCCTCTCGTATCGTGAAAGGTGACGATGGTTAATTATTAATTACTTTTTTAATTTTAAATTTTTAAAACTTTTATAAAATTTATCTATAAATTTTTCTTGTTCTGGTTTAATCTTTTTTTTAGTTTCATCAATATATTCCTTAGTCAAAGTTAATGCCGGAACATCCATATTTATTTTAGCAATACCGTACACTTGTTCAATTAAAGCAAATTCTAAAGGATAAGGGTGGGTATAATTCAAATTAATTTTATCACCTTTTTTCATATCATTCTCTAATACACATTCAAGTTGTCTTCCAACTTCAACAACATTTATTTTTTCTGATTCAACAAAAGTTGCTTCTAGTGTATCTGAATTGACACCTCCAATAAGCATAGAGGATAATTCTTCTGCACTGATTTCAAACTCATCTCCAGATTTAGATATAAATTTAAGTAGCTTTTTCTTTTTAGCTTCTTTAGAATATCCAATCTGGACTGTAAAATTGTCTTTTTTAATTTCTTTTGCTTTCATAAAATTATTCTTTAGGTTTATGTAAACTACCATTTCTAATAGCTTCTAAAAGGTCTACCATGTCACGCAACATTGTTCCTTGTGTTTCTAATGTAATTGCATTTACAATAGTTTTCCATTCAGTATCAGCAACTATTGTAGTTTGTGCCATACAATCCTTCATTAATTCAATAATAACAGGAGCATGCTCACTAGCAGCTAATATCATTTTTTTTTGGTCTGAACTTTGTTCAGTTGTAATTTCATTTTCCATAAATTTATTATCCTTGAGCAGCAGCTCGACCAACGCTTGCATCAAAACTAGAACCTAAGTCTGATTGTGGTCGCGGTACTTCATTAGGGTTTTGAGGCTGTAATGGGTCAGTTCCATCTCCGGACATTTCTTGTCCCGGTGATGTATTTGAACTTCCTGCTCCACTTCCACCAGCTTTTTCTTGCATAGCTGTGTTTTTTGCATCCATTTGCATCTGTTGTTGTTCCATTTGTCTTTGAACTTCTGATGGTTGCTTAGCCATAATAGCATCATAATCGACTTTTGAAATGTAATCATATATATCTCCGTTTTGAATATCAAGCAATCTCTCCAAAGCCATAAGTTGAGAAGCTGCGGCTTCTGGGTCCTGGTTTCTCATTGAAAAAATTAATGTTATTTGATTTGTAATTACCGGGAATAAAGCCATATATGTTTGCTTCTGAATCTCCATTGATGGCAATAACATTGAATCAGGGTCAATAATAAAATCAATATAGTCAGACATGTGGCCATTGTTCTGCATCTCATCAAATAATCCTTTTGCTGAAATCTGACGAGTATCAACATTTTCCATAATTTCACCCTCTGCATCAAAGTCAAAATTAAGTCGTAAATTTTGAGAAGCAGCTGCAACTTTTCCTACAGGAATACCTTCATCGCTTAGAACCTCTTGTGATTCAATGAAATAGTCAGGATTCTGTTTAGTAAATTCTGCAAGTTGGTCATCGTTGTCAATCATGAATATCTTATCTACTGGATAAATCTGTCTCATCCATGTATTTGCAATATGAGCATCAGTTTCTAATCCCATAACCATTGAATTTTTTGGAGGAGTTAATCTATTATATGCAGCTTCTTTCATAATAACAGTTGAGCCTAAAGTATTTTCAGTGCCTGCACCAGCTACAATGTTATTAATTCCAGTATTCTGTTCAAGATTTTCTTTTTGTTTGTCAGCAAATAACACACCTTGTTGAACATTTCCAGAAGTTTTAATAACATCTATGTCAGAACCAGGGTGTTTAGGGTTAACAATGTTTGGACCCCTCTTATATGTAGCTGAACCATTTTGAACTTGTGCTCCAAATAATAGTGGAAATATTTCTGCTTCAACTTGTTGAGCATTAAGTGAATTTATATATGTATAAATAGCTGTGTTACCTCGCATCATTTCATAAAGACCTACCCCGTATGGGTCATTCATATTCTTTTGGAAACAACGAGCAATAACAACAGAACCATGAGAACCATCGTTTGGTAACTCACCATCATAAATTTTCATTTTTCCACAAGCTACAATAAAACGATTTAATAAAACGTTTTCATAATAACCTATAGTAACGCTAGTATGAGCCTTTTCAGAATCTTCATCTTTAGCTTCTTCACTAACCGAAATGTATTGTAATTTCTTTTTATTTTTTTTAGCTTCTGGATACATCTCAAAAAACTCTTCTTTTGTTATATCTTTTTCATAATAAACTTCAGTTTGTGACCAAACATCACCATTCTTAAACCCAACTCCTAACCAAGTTCTAGTACATTCTAATGGTTCACGATAAACATCATCAAATAGAATTTTATCAACTCCATTTCTTTTAACTTGAACTCGCCTAGGGTAAACACGCCAAGCAGCCCATCCGTATGTAAATAAGTTCTGATAAGTAATCATTAATGTGTTTCCACCGTTACCACCAGTCATTGACCAATTACGTTTCCATAATTCATACATTGCTTTTCCATAAACTTTATCATCTGCAACAACTTTAGCATCTGGTAATTTACCAGCAAGAACCGAAGTAGCAATCATTATTTTTGAGAAAGCGATTGGTTCTTGAGATACTGGAACTCCTGACTTGTTTTGGTCTCTATCTGTAAGTTTCTGTGGATATACATTTATATCGTAAGCTCCATCAGCCATCTTATTATAGAAGACCATTGAACCCCAACCACTTTTTTCATAAAGTTTTTGACCATATGAAACGGATGTGTTCATTATATTTTTTTCTATTTCAGAAGCAAGAGTGTCGAATTTCTCTCTATATTGAGATTTCTTCATTTCTTTTTTTTTGTCTTCAAGAAATTCAATAGTTGTTTTATCTGAAATTCGTTTTTCTTTTTTCATATTTTTGTAATTATTAAATAATATATTTTTATTATAAAACTATTTTAAAAATAACACAAGTTTTGCTTCTTTTTACACTAAATTGTCAAGTTTGTACTTTTTTTATCACTAAATTGTCAAGTTTGTCTTCTTTTAATGACTAATTTGTCCATTATTGTTCTGGTCTTCATTAAACATTGCGCGAATATGACTAAAACCTTCACCTCCAGATGAATTTTCAACATAAGCTCCCTCTTCCTGAAGAATTGCATAGCCAATTGAAGCAGCCATGATTACATCATCGTGTTTTTTATCCATAGCTTCGGGTTTACCTTTCTCATTTCGAACAAATGTAAACATCTCATTCAATATAGCCGCTGGAAATCCTTTATCTTTTCTAAAAAATACAGCCTTAAGAGCCGCCAGCGCGAACGGCCGGGTAGCGGAAGTAGTCTTCCACCCGAAGAACTTAGTCATTTTTTTTGTTATATCGTCAAAAACCTTCCTATAATATAGATTAATATATCCCATTTTCTCCAAAGCATCATTCACCCACAATCCATCTTTATTAACCTCAATCCCAATTAAAGCGAAATTGTACCACTTTCCTAGCTTATATGCCTCTGTTGCTAGCTCATCAGGAGCTACATGTGACCTATAAATAGCATCACATTCCTCTGTCTTGTGATTTATTACATATAATACCTGAAAATCTCCATGCGCCAAACCTTCAGCGGTATCTCCACCTATAATATATTTTGTCCCAAGTTCTGGTTCTTTAAATACTTCCAATGAACCCGAAGATACCTGGTTAAAAATAGTGTCACCTTTTTCATCTGTTCCTAGTTCTCCTTTAACACCCGGAGTAACTTCAAGTAATAAACTTGCTGTTTTAGCTGTTGAAAAATATGTCTGACCTGTAGCCAAAAATGCCTCTTCTTGAGTTGTTGGATATTCCTGCATCAGCTTCTTAACTGCTTCTGAAGAATTTTTTCCACCAAACTGCAACCACCTCATATAATAATAAGTTATTTCTTTATCTGTTAAATCATGTTCTTCCTGGTAAGAACCCCAATCAATTTCACACTCCTCCATCTTTGATGTTGGAACACACTGGAAAATTTTCTTCATTTCCATATCATCATACTGCCAGTTATAAAAATGAGGCAGGAATTGAACCTGTGATAATTGTGGTGTTACCAAATGTCTTTTTATAAGATTCTGCTGGAATATCTCGTAGAATCTACCAGCCATACCCTCCGCTGTACTTTCGATAAAAATGAATCCATCAAAAGGCACTGTAGGAAAAGTACCAGTTTCCACCTCCTCCGCTCTACGTGGGAATTGCACGCACATCTTAGCAAACTCAGATATATGAACATAATGATATGTTCCAGACCTCCCAGAGACTGCTACAGCCAATGATGATGTAGAACCCTCGTCTGGTCCATAATCAATAACCACCTGAATCTTTCCAGCAGAGCGATGAGCTATTTTGAAAAAAGCATCTTTAACATCTTCCGCCATATTACGAATCGCAAATTCAATTTTTTTGTCAAAAATTTCTGTAGCGTCTGTAACTTTATGAGCGATTACAATCCCTTCCTTGTTCGGATTAAATAGAATTGAATCGAGTATAAACAAATCAATAAAAGTAGTGAAACCTAGTTGTCGCGATTTTAAAATAACATGCCTATGATAAGGATGTTCTATATTCAAATAATTATCGTAGAAATGCTTCTGAGCCCTGTTCATTGAAAACACTTGTTTATCACCATCTTTGGTAACAATCCAATACAAATTATCCAATCTCCACTTCTGGTCTTTAATCAGAGATGGATTAGCAGTCAGTATTTCAACAACTTTATCGTTATGTTCTTTTAGATTTATAGCCATATTATTTATTCAATTGTCTAAATCCAATTTCAGCAAGGTGCAATAAATGCTCCTCTCTTTCTTCAAAATATTTCTTCTGCGCACGTACCTGTGTCAATTGCTGAAATATCACAAACAAAGAAGTTGGTTCAACAGGAGTTACAATCAAGTGGAACTTATCTTCTTTCGATGTTTTTTCAAATTGTCTGTGGAAATTATGTAAAGTCATATTGTTTAAAAGTCCAAATCAATGGGCTCGCTAGAATCGAGGACCTCAACTTCCACATCAATAATCTCTCTTTCCTTTGGTATTGGTGTGGAATCAGGAAGAACCGTCTGATTCTCAATCTGATTAAGTATTACAGTACGGAGCTTATTACCGGCGGAACTTTTTGGTTTAGAATTCTGAGGCGTAGCATTAAATTTGGACCAAGCATTACCAATCGCATTCAAAGCCCCGATTAAATTCTTATCAGAAAAATTATGAAACCCCCTCGATTTAAACTCATGCATTGCAGCTAAAGCCAAATTATTAGAATCCACAGCCAACTTAGCCATAGCGTTATTAAAACCATGAGTTTTTTCAATATGACTTTTAGCACTATTTGCAATATTCATAGAATAACCACAATCCAAAGCAATATCCTTTTTAGTGGTACCTTTACCACCTCCAAGAATTCTTTTAGCATAAGCCATTTGTTGAACTGATGATTCACCTTTTCTTATATAGACCATATTACTAACTATAGCAATATGGTTTTATAAAGTCAAAGCTTAGGTGCTAGATTTTTTTACTTTTCACTTTCTTCAATAGAATCTTTTACAGATTTATCAAAATCTATATCTTCTTGTGTTTTTACTTTTCCTTTTTTTGGTGTTAAATATTTATCTACTTGATTTTCTTTTTCTTGTGGATACTCCTCTCCCATGTGAACTGGAAGCTTTCCTTCTGCAACTTGTCCTTTTCTCCAAGACCAATCAGCTAACCTTTCTTCGTTTGTTTGAACATGTCTTTCATTTGTATAACCATCCTTTAATTGTTCTTCTGTAAAAGAACCTCTTTTTTTAATTTCATTTATCTTCGGTAAATGGTCATCTAGTAAGTTCTCTACAATACGAGATTTACTAGAACGCTGATACTCCGCGAATTTTTCTAGTCTTTCGACTATATCCACTTCAAGAGTGAAACTTGATGTTGTTCTACCCATAAATTTATTTTTATTTAATAATTAAATCTACTTTTATTATACATCAACCCATAATATAAAGCAATAGTTTATGTTGTGTATTTGATTTCTAAGCTAACATTAGCCAAAAGTTGTCTTTATTTGTCAAACATAAGGCATGAAATCAAGGGGGTAAAGTTCCTACAAAAAGACAATATTGGTGGTTAACTAATATAAACCAATATATCACCACCAATATATATATATATATACTTTCTTTTTAGTAAAAGTTATGTGTTAAGTCGATAATAACTAATAATTGGCTAAGATTAGCCCTGTAGAGAATCGACTTAACTATTTCTTTATGTCGATTTATGTCTATATTTGGAAGATATTGGCTAAAGTTAGCTAAAAAACCTTAATAGTTATGTTTGACTTATTTGGGAGATGTGGTGGTAGTTGGTTGGAAAAAAATATAAAAATTTTTCAGAACTTTTTTGAGAGTAAAATTTATTAAAAAAGTTAATAAACTGTGTAAAAAAGTGAAGTTATACACAAGAAGACACACACTGGATTACACACACTGGATTACACACACTGGAAATGGGAGGGACTGTATTTTTAATTCTTGAGGGAGGGGGGGTCGATAAGGGGTCACCCCCCATTGCCATTATGAAGAAACAAATAAAATGAATACATTATTATATATATAAAACAAATGATGAACTGAATTAAAGAGCCGATTTGGTGTAGTGATACAAGTCGCACATGGGTGATACTGGTGTGATACAAATAAGCTATAATCAGCTATAACCCCCACTAACCCCATCACACTCCCCATTTTATTTTTTCTATTAGCACTCAAGCACCACTACCACCACCACTGCACCGCTTGACAACACACCTATCCTATGCCATAATAGTTATCCACCACCTTACCCATAAAAATCACTAAAACTATTTATACCCCGACTTATCCACCACTTTTAAAAACACCCCAATAAAACAGCCTGTACTACCCTTGTATTGCTACCAAAACCCTTGACCGACTGCGACATCTTTGATATAATTAAGATAGGTAAACAATTATCTAACTAACTAATAAACATAATCTTATGAACAAGTATCATAAAGGACACAGGGAACTAAATGAAATAAAATTAACTAACACACAAAAAATGTATTTATGGTTTGGCTTAGCAGTCTTCCTTATAAATGCTTATTTTTGTTAAAAGGTATGGAAACATATAAAATAATAAGATATTACAAGAACACTCAAAAAAGGGAAACAATAAGAGAAGGTTTGACACTAGAGCAAGCACAAGAATGGTGTGGGCGTGAAGATACAAGAAAAGAGGGTGTTTGGTTTGACGGATATATAAAAGAGTAATTTATTGCTATGTTGAGCCAATAACGGCTTAACTACTAATAAATTAAAGCCGTAAGGCTATAAAACACTATGAAGATAATAACAATTTCAAAAGTTGGGTATAATCACCCAAAACAAGCAAACTGGAATTATGGAATTTGGAAAGTTGATTTAATTGATAGCAAAGATGTTTATTGTATGAGTTATACAGTCCGCGAAACTTTCGGGGGTAATAGTAGATTTATTGTAGAGATGAGAAAAAAAGATGTGCGAGTTATAGAAACTAAAGAAATTAGTGAAGAGCCAAAAATTACAGGAGTTGAAAAAATGCAAGATATTGAAGACAAAGACTTTATAAAAGAAGTGATTGACTGGTACAAAAAGAAGTAATTAGTTTATTGCTATGTTGAGCCAATAACGGCTTAACTACTAATAAATTAAACTATAAACACTATGAAAAACTACACAAAAACAATTCAAGAAACTAAGCCACGCTTAATTATTGAATATTATGATATTTGCGATAGTCCACGCAATGACACAAATTTAGGATATTTTATAACAGATGACACAAATTTAGGGTATTTTATAACAGATGATAGTAATTTTATGAGTCCAGATAAACATGAGCATTTACAAGAGATTATAAGAGTAAGCGGAGATGAAGCACAAAATCAAGAAGACCATATTCAAATAATGACAAATCTAATTAACACTGAAACAAATGATAAAGTTTTAGCTATTTATCCTATTGTAAAATATGAACATTCTGGAATTTCTTATTCTTTAGGAGAAAAACACGGTTTTGATTATTCAAACAATGGATTTTATATCATAACAGAAAAAACACAAAAAGAGTGCGGAGTTGAAAAGAAAGATTTTAAAAAATGTATAAAAGCTGAAATTGAAATATATAATAAATATATTAATGGAGAAGTTTACAGATTTACATTATTTGATAAAAAAGGAAAATTTGAAGACTCATGCTGTGGATTTTATAATATAGAAGATATTAAAGACAATTTACCAAAAGAATGGAAAGATGAAGACCTAGAAGAATATTTAGTTTAATAGTATGCAGTCCCCTGCGGGATTGCTACTAATAAATTAAACATATTATATGAAAAAAAACACAAGAAAAGATGACTGTAAATTATGCGGTGCACCTTGCGGAACAAACCATAAAATAAATTGTCCTGCTGTTAAACTATTAAAAAAACAAGGGCGTGGATACAAATATAATAAAATAAGTAAACTTAAACAAATATTAAATATTATTAAAGCTTAACAGCTATAAAACTATGAACCCAACACAAACAAGACTTTCTTATTTAAGAGAGCAAATTGAAAAAGAAACTATATCTTACAGCGAAATTGCAGAATTACAAGAACTAACAGAACATATTGATAAAAGTGATACGCTTTTATTACAATGGGCTGGTGTCCCTGAATTTAGTGAAGATAAAATAACAAAAGAGAAGGAAGATAAACTATTAAAAATTGCAACAAAAGTCCTTAAATTGGCTGAAGTTGACGATGAAATTGATAGTAGAATTACTAAAGCAATGTATGAAAATGCTTAATCGTCTAATCTTAAAGTCAATCAAACTGGTTGATGGGGAAACTATGAAATTGATAATATTGAAAAAGAATAAACTAAAGCCGTCGGGCTACATTTTATGAAAAAACCACAACACGAGTATGTTTGTGATAAATGCGGAGAACCTGCAACACGCAACATACAAGAAAGTATTTGCGAATATGATATAGATGAAAAAGGAAACTTCTCTGAACCTGATATAGTAGAAAACAATGGAGATAATGATTTTCTATGTGATAATTGTGAACTTTAATTCTTAACCGAAGTGCTACCCGTAGCATTTTGGCTAATAATTAAAATTATACTTATGAAAATAATATCAAACGAAATTAAAGCAGTTGTTAAGTATGGGAGAATTAAAATCTCAACTCGTATTGGAACACTTGAATTCTCTTATAATATTGGTAGTGATTACGATGACGACTATCAATTAGAAAGCACTCTTACTGATTATCATCTTTTATCAGTCCATGAACTAGATGAACTTGATAATCTAATTAATAAAGAAATATATAAACATGCTTAATCGTCTAATCTTACAGTCAATCAAATTGGTTGACTGAATAGATGAGATAATTCTGCTCGTCTCCCATGCTAATATCAAAAGGGTAAAATGTATTTGCTTGAAACATTAAATGTTATTGCTGTGCATTTTTACCCTTGATATGGCTGGAATAAATTAATGCCTTAGGGCTACAAACTTATGGATATAAAAAAAAGACTAAAAGAAAAAGAAGAGGAATTAAATAATTTAGAAAGTGTAGAAAAAACGGGATATTATTTTATTGGTGTTGGGGATACACATTCAATCGCAATAAGTTGTGCTAGTTTTGATTTTATTGCAAAATATTATGCAAAAAAAACAGGTTTGTTAGAAGAAATATTAATATTGACAAGAGAAATTAAATAACTAACGCCTTAGGGCTACAAAACTATCATTGATACTATTATATTTATATTCTGTGTACTAGCCATGCTAGGCTCACTGGTGTTATATTGGAGGAAATAGTTGACGACATTAGACATCTTTGATATAATTAATATAAGGGTGTGTATAACTAATCAATTAAATAATAAACTTATGAAATTTAAAAAAAACGACAAAGTTAAAATAATTGACGAACCTTATTATTATGTTTGTGATGAAAAAGAATATGATAGAAAATTAAAAAAAGGAGATATTTGTACAGTTTTAGGAGAAAGAGATGGAGATGGTGATTATTTTTTAAAAGACAAAGAGGGTATACGTAATTGTATAAACGAATCCTGCCTAGAACTCTATGCTCTTAAATATATGGAAAAAGAAAATGAACAACAATTAAATTATGCTGAGCAACAAATAACTGGTTTTTATGAATGTTTTAATGGAGGAAGTCTTGGAGATTTGTGTTGTTCAATGGGATTAACTTCTAACGAGTTTAAAAAAATGA